TGTTTATGCTGACGGCAACTCAAACTCTACGCTAACCCTGACAGATTTTGGTATCTTTGAAATCAACATTCTGGCAAAGGATTCAACGAATTGGATCATTTGGGGTTATCAGGAAGGTGCAGACGTACCTGCCTTTGCTGATCAGTAGGAGATGATTTGTTAAACTGAGATAGGCCACCCATCTTCCGGTGGGTGGTCATATCTCCTATTGCAAGCGGGGCTAGGAGCCCTGTCCTTGCGGGGAGAAACTGATGGCTGACGCAGTAACCTCACAAACGATTCAAGACGGCGACCGTATTGCCGTCATGAAGTTCACCAACATCTCCGATGGTTCAGGCGAAAGTGCCGTGACCAAGATAGATGTTTCCGCCCTTCGAGCCGAATCCGGCACCGAAAAAGCCTGCGATGGCGTAACAATCCAGCAGATGTGGTATGATTGTTCCGGTATGACTGTAGATATTCTTTGGGATGCCAGTACCGACGTTATCTGTTGGACTCTCAGTGGCTACGGCTTCTACGATTTCCGGCAGGCTGGGCCACTCACCAATAATGCATCCAGTCCAACCGGAGATGTAAACTTTACTACTACAGGGCACTCAAGCGGTGATCGTTATACCGTTATGTTGGCCCTGAGAAAGAGTTACTAATGGCTGAAGATCCGAGAAACCCGACCGCAAAAGTTCCAAGCTTTCAGGAGATAGCGGAGAAGAAGGCAGAAGAAGATCATTTTTGGGGATATACGAGCAGAATTGCTGAAAATTATCCCGAACACGCGGATGAGCGTGGGTATACTAGCCGTATCGCCAAGAAGTATCCGAATTGGAAGGCATTCTAGGGATGCCCTTCAAGAGTGAGAAGCAGAGAAAATATCTGTGGGCGAAGCATCCTGAAGTCGCTGAGAAGTGGACTAGTGAGGGATATGCGACTGGCGGGATGATTAAGAAGTCAATTACGAATAATATGAAGCTTGCAGATTTTTCTCGCATGAGGGCCGGAGGAATGGTCCGTGACGGTCGTCTGGCCCCAAATCAAAAGAATGGGGTTAAGGTACAAGATTTTCAAAGCTTAGTATGTAAAAAATCGAAGGAGTCCTAATGGCTACATCGGGAACCTCGACATTCAACCTTGATATTTCAGAGGTTATAGAGGAAGCGTTTGAGAGATGTGGTCTTCAGTCGAGGACAGGATACGATATCGACACGGCTCGACGATCACTCAATCTCTTGAGTCTTGAATGGGCAAATCGGGGACTTAACTTCTGGTGTGTTGAGCAGGGGACAAAGACGTGTTCCGTAAGCACTTCTACTATTACGCTTGATGCGGACACCGTTGATTTGATTCAACACTGGATTCGTGAGGGGTCGGGAACGTCACAAAATGACCAGCCTCTTACAAGATTCAGTGTGTCTCAGTATTCCACGATCCCGAATAAGCTGACAGAGGGTCGTCCTGTAAATATATATATTGATAAGCAGCGCGATGCTCTCGTAGCCTATCTCTGGCCCACACCTGATAAAGCTTACACGTTTGCATATCAGCAGATACGGCGCATTGAAGACACGGGCATTGTTGGGTCGAATGATCCCGATGTTCCTGCCCGCTTTCTTCCACCACTTGTGTCTGGTCTTGCATACATGATTTCTCAGAAGTACCCCGAAGCATTTGGCCGATCTTCCGAATTGAAATCCGAATATGAATTTCAGTGGGATTTGGCGCAGGCTGAAGACCGTGATCGTGCCTCTGTTCATTTCGTGCCGGGAGGATATTAATGGCTAAGTTCGCCAATGGTAAATATGCTTTCGGGTTCTGTGATCGCACGGGTTTTCGCTATAAGCTCAAGGATTTGGTGCCGCAGATTAAGGCGGGCCGGATGACAGGGCTCATGGTGGGCAAGAATATGTTGGACAAAGATCAGCCCCAGAACTTCTTGGGACGGCTGGGAGATTATGCCGACCCACAGGCTCTGAGAGATTCTCGCCCGGACACGTCGCAAGATACAAGCAGAAGGCTATTTGCGTTTAATCCGGTAGGGAACGGGAACGCCAATACTGCGGGCAACCTTGTTGCTCGTGGCAAGGTGGGGACTGTGACGGTGACAACATGACTTACGCCGAACTGACTGCGGCTATCAAGGATTACTGTCAAAACACGGAAACAAACTTTGTTGCAGCAATAGATACGTTCATTAAACAGGCCGAACAACGGATTTACCGTTCTGTTAATCTGCCCGTTAATCGCAAGAATGTAGCCGGTACAATCACCGATGGGAATCAGTATTTGGCTATGCCGACTGATTTTCTACTTCCATTGTCGCTGTCGATAACGAGTTCGAGCAACCAGATATTCCTGATTAACAAGGACGCGAACTTTATCAGGGCGACATATCCGAACGCATCGACGGAAGGGGTGCCTAAATACTACGGTATTTTTGCGAGCGATACGTTCATTGTCGGACCTACGCCAAACGCCGATTTCACAACGGAGCTTCACTACTACTATCAGCCAGCCTCGATTGTCGATACAAGCCCTTCGTGGTTGGGCACAAATGCTGACACGGCATTACTCTATGGATGTTTGGTTGAGGCGTATACCTATATGAAGGGTGATGCAGACTTGATGCAATTGTACCAACAAAGGTATCAAGAGGCATTGCAGCTTCTCAAGATGCAAGCTGAGGGACGCATGACCAGAGATGAATACAGAGACGGCACAATCAGGCTACCTCAATCATGATCTTTAATGGAGAGGTGGGAAACGTATCGGTCTTTACGAGCAGCAATGGGTCATTGCCTTCAGGACACTGGGCACGACGTGCGACTGATTACATTATCAAGGTGGGAGATAAGTCCCATCCAGAAATTGCAGAACAGGCGACGGCCTTCAGGGAAGAGATATACAAGGCAATCGATTACTACATCAAGGAAGCGGTTAAGGAGGATCGTTCCAAGGTGATCAGCCTGCTGCGTTCAGCAGGTCATAATGATTTAGCTAACTCCATGGAGAAGTTGTAATGGCAATCAGTCAAGCGATGTGTACAAGTTTCAAGAAAGAGTTGTTGGAAGCGAAACACAATTTTCTCAACTCCGGTGGAAACACCTTTAAGATCGCGCTCTATACGAGCAGTGCATCGCTGGGTGCTTCCACTACGGCATATACTACGAGCAACGAGGTCAGCGGCACGAATTATTCGGCTAAGGGCAATAGTCTTACGCGGGTCGATCCGTCCACTAGCGGGACGACAGCCCTTACCGATTTCGCTGATACGTCATGGACTACGGCAACAATCACCGCAAGAGGTGCATTGATATTCAATGAAGATACGAGTGGTGATACATCGGTTCTTGTTCTGGATTTTGGAGCAGATAAAACCGCTACTGCTGGTACGTTCACAATAGCATTTCCTGCCGCAGATTCGAGTAACGCCATTATCCGTATAGCGTAATGGCTAACGTAACAGGCTGGGGTCGCTCTACTTGGGGCTCTGGCACTTGGGGTGAACCTGTTCCCGTTGAAGTAACAGGTGTAGCTGGTACGGGTGCAGTTGGGTCAGTAACCGTTGAGTTACTTATAACTGTATCGGTTACTGGACTGGCCGGGACAGGCTCGGTAGGAAGCGTTACGGTAACTGCTGGTACAGGTGTAACAGTTTCGCCGACAGGTGTCGTCGGAACGGCAGAAATGACTGGCGTAAATGTATGGAGTATTATAGATGACTCACAAACACCTAATTGGGCGGAGGTAGATGATTCACAGACACCAAGCTGGGAACCTGTTTTTAACTGATACCTTTGGAGGAATTAATTGAATACAATATCCATGGTGGTCTTGGTTCTTCATGTACTGTTTCTTATTTGGGCTTCGATTATTGATAATTTTGCTAGGATAGATAGGTGGTTCAGTAGGTTTATTTGGCCGTGGTTGCCAAGATTCTTGAAGGGCGGCTCCCGGTGGATGGTTTGGGTATCCCACATATTCGTGGCCTTGTTGATGACAGGCTACTTCGTATTGTGGGGAATGGTATTGCCGGAAAGTTCGGCGGACATGGCACAGATGGGGTCGGCTGCCGCACTCCTATATTATCTTGTGAGGGGTTGGGGGAACTGGCGTCAAAACGCAAAGGAAAAAACGGAAGGCAAGTGGAAGGTTCCCAGTGGGTGGGGAATCGATGGCATTATGAACATTGCAGGTCCATTGTTGGTTCATATATGGACTTGGACACTTTAGGGGCTAGGGACGAAACATGGCGGATTATGTCAACAATCTAAGGCTGACGGAGATTGCGACAGGTGACGAGTCAGGCACTTGGGGCACCACGACAAATACCAATTTAGAGCTTATAGCAGATGCTTTTGGTTCCGGTACCGAAGCCATTACAACCAATGCAGATACGCATACTACTACTATAGCAAATGGTTCGGCTGACGAAGGCAGGGCCATATACCTGAAGTATACGGGCACATTGGATTCTGCCTGCACCATTACTCTGGCACCGAACACGATAAACAAACTCTGGATTATCGAGAATGCGACAAGTGGTTCTCAAAATATCATTATCAGTCAGGGTTCAGGGGCCAACATTACAATCGGCAATGGCAAGGTTTCGGCAATCTTTACGGATGGTGCCGGGTCTGGTGCGGCTGTTCTGGATGCGTTTGCCGACCTAGAACTGAGCAGCACCCTGACCGTGGCTGGCGCGAGTACGCTTACTGGTGCTGTCACGATGAGCGGCGATGCCAGTGTAGGCGATGATCTAACTCTCGTGTCAGATGCGGCAGTTCTAAACTTTGGCGCGGATAGCGATGTAAATCTTACCCATGTGGCTGATACTGGGTTGCTCCTTAATTCCACAATGCAGCTTCAGTTCAATGACTCGTCACAGTTTATCAATGCGCCCAGTAACGCAATTCTCGACATTAACGCTACCGACGAAATCGAGTTGAATGCTACTGCCGTTGACTTGAACGGCACTTTGGATGTGTCAGGGACAAGCACTTTGACTGGCAATGTCACGATGTCTGCCGATGCTACGGTAGGTGATGATCTAACATTGTTGTCGGATGCCGGAGTTTTGGGCTTTGGTGCAGATACGGATGTTACTCTTACCCATGTAGCCGATACCGGATTGCTGCTGAATTCCACAATGCAGCTTCAATTCAACGACTCATCCCAGTACATCAACGCTCCTAGTGCAACCGTCCTTGATATCAATGCTACCGACGAAATTGAATTAAACGCTACTGCTGTTGATCTGAACGGTACGCTGGATGTATCTGGAACAAGCACGATGGCGGGCGACCTGAATGTCGATTCGGGAATCCTATTTGTCGATGTATCGAATGATGTTGTTGGCATAAATACCACCAGCCCGCTCGACAGCCAATATCTGCACGTTATAGCAAATAGCGGAGAGGGTGCGTTGAGTCCCGCATCCCAATCAGTTGCTACGTTTCAGCGTAATTCGGGTTCCGGGGTTTCAGCCTATATTTCGGTTGGTTCGGGTTCTGCCGAAGAAGCCGGTATTCTGCTTGGTGACAAGGACGGACTGGAGGTCGCTGGGGTCAAGTACAATAATAGCGACTCGTCAATGGCATTTCGGGTCAGTAATTCCAACAGGATGGTTATAGATTCGAGCGGTAGGGTAGGAATTGGAACGACAGCCCCTTCCGGCTATGAGGCGGGTGCAGACGATCTAGTTCTCTATACGTCTGGTGCTACGGGAATGACCATCGCCTCCGGTACTTCAAGCAATGGAGTGATCCATTTCGCTGATGGAACAACCGGCGATGATGAATATCGTGGCATCATCAAGTATCGGCATTCTGCTAACGACATGATCTTCAGTGCCGACGCTACGGTGTCGCTTACGCTGACAAGTTCTGGGGCCACGGTAGCAGGGGCACTCTCCAAGGGGTCCGGCTCCTTTAAGATCGACCACCCGCTCCCATTGATGAACGACACGCACCATCTGGTCCATAGTTTCATTGAGGGACCAAGGGCGGATTTGATATATCGGGGAACTGCCACGCTTTCGTCCGGTTGGGTTCAGGTAGATTTGGACGAGGAAGCAGGAATGACCGATGGAACGTGGGAGCTACTGTGTAGAGATCCGCAGGCATGGATTCAAAATGATACGGGCTGGGACGGTGTAAGAGGTTCTGTCGAGGGTGGAACGCTCACGATTGAATGTCAGGACACCGATTCGAGCGACACGGTTTCGTGGATGGTCGTGGCAGAACGTCAGGATCAGCACATTATGGAAACGCCATGGACCGACGATGATGGTCGTCCGATCCTTGAGCCAGAAAAGCCCGACGATGACGATGAATAGATGTACTTCGTACAACGAGCGTGGCGTGACAGGTAAATAGTTATGGACCTTAGTATGACAAATATAATATCTGTTCTCGCTGCTCCACTTGCCGCAGGTGCGGCCTATGGTGGGGTGAGGGCGGGACTGAATGGGGCCAGACAGTCCCTAATGCAAATCGAACGTATTGTTAACCGTCTAGATGAGAAGGTGGATAAACATGGGGAACGCCTCGCGTCAGTCGAAACAGAAACAGCAAACCTCAAAGAGCGCATCGCCAGCGTTAGTAAGGGAACAGGATAACGCTCCGGCAACACCCGAGCCTGTGAGGATAGATTTTTCTGCCCCACAAGCAGAGTTGATCAAACAACTCCTTGTCGCAGTGCAAGAATCTCAATCACAACTCCAACTTGCGTTAATGGCTGCTGGGATCGATGGCAGAGATGTTCTGGGTGGGGATCTTGATGATCCGGTGCCGCATCTGATAGTTGGCAATGCTGGCGGTATCAGCGAGGGTTAGCGTTCATGCCGTTTACGAAGATATCTCCCAAGCCGGGCCTTTTCACGGACGGTACTAGGTATTCCGCAGAGGGTACTTGGTACGATTCCGATAAGGTGCGATTCCGTAAGGGGTTCGCCGAGAAGATCGGCGGGTGGGTCAGGTACGTCACTTCGAGCTTTCTGGGAGCCTCCAGAAAACTTCATGACTGGGTCACTGACGACGGTAGCGCGTATATCGGCGTAGGGACCAACCTGAAGTTGTACCTCAATTATGGTGCTAGTTATTACGATATAACTCCTGTCCGGGCCACCGATACACTTGGCACTGACCCAATAGCTACGGTCAGCGGAACGTCGGTCATCACAATCACGAGTCCTTCTGCACACAATGCGGTACAGGGGGACTATGTTACACTGGCAGGTGCGGATGCTTCGGGTGGAATAGGGACGGGCGATATTAACAAAGAGCATCGTATTGTTGCCCTTGGAGACCCGAGCGACGCGAACCCGACGACGAAGTACCGGGTTATCTGCGATGCCAAGGCAACCTCTACGGACACGGCGGCTGGCGGATCAAGCGTAACAGCCGCATATCAAATCAATACGGGCCTAAATACCTATGTTGCGGGTTCTGGTTGGGGTGCTTCTGGCTGGGGTAGTGGCGGGTTCGGGTCAGTGGAGGGGATAGGTCAATCTAACCAACTGCGTATCTGGTCGATAGAAAACTTCGGCGATGACATGATCGCCAATCCGAGACAGGGCGACATCTACTACTGGGACGAAAGCAATGGCACCGGAAATGCTGCGGTAGCCCTGAGCGATATTACGCGCAGAACGATAACGCTTGGTACTGACCCTATTACGACTACCAGCGGGTCTACCGTTATTACGGTAAAAGATGTGAGTGGTCACGGCGCAGGTGTAGGCGATACGGTAACGATTTCCGGCGTCGATGCTACAGTGGATGGGATTACCGCAAGCAGACTTAATGTGGAAATGACAATTGCGTCTACCCCCACCAAGACCACTTGGACAGCAGACATTGGTGGGTCAAATCCAACATCTGGAGGAGTATCTGGAGGTGGATCTAGTGTGTCCGCTGTTTATAAGGCTGGCGTTTATTACACTCCCGTTGCTGCCACGCAAGTCATGATATCGGATGTAGGTCGGCATGTTGTTGCTCTTGGCTGTAACCCCATTGGTTCGAGTACGATCAATCCGCTCTTTGTTCGCTGGTCTACTTCAGAGAATGCGGCACAGTGGCAGCCGCTATCAACGAACAGTGCAGGTGGTCAAGAGCTGTCGTCCTGCTCAGAGATCATTGGCGGCATACGGGTTCGTAAGGAAATCCTGATCTGGACCGATTGCGGTATTGTCAGCATGAGTTATGTCGGCAGTCCCTACTACTTCTCGTTTAATGAGGTAGCCAAGGGGATGTCCATGATATCTCCGAATGCTGCGGTGAATGCGAACGGAACCGTATTCTTTATGGACCGTGGAGCCTTCTATACTTACACGGGAACAGCACAGCGACTTCCGTGCCCTGTCCTTAGTACGGTGTTCGACGACTTCGATCTCAGTCAATCTTTCAAGGTTGTATGCGGGTCCAATACAGATTTCTCCGAAGTTATATGGATGTATCCGTCCGAGTCTGGTAATGGCGAGAATGACAGGTACGTCATCTTCAATTATGACGAACAGGTCTGGTATGTAGGGACATTGGTTCGGGGTGCATGGAGTCATGCGGCCACCAAGACATATCCCCTCGCTTCTTCTATACGAACCGTTGCGTTGGGCGCGGACCCAATAACTACAAGCAACACTACGGGCACCGTAACGATAACCCAGACGAGCCATGGCCTGTCTGCCGATGATGAGATCATACTAAATAATGTGTCCGCTGTTGGCGGCTTTACTGCGCTCCTTCTGAATGATCAGCATACGGTTGCTTCGATTACCGACGCAGATACCTACACAATTACATTGGGCGACGTTGCTACATCTACGGCTTCGGGCGGAGGGTCCCTTGGGACGGCGATCTGCCCCAATGTTCTTTATAGCCATGAGAACGGGCACGACGATGACGGTTCGGCCATGACCGCGTATATCGAGACGGGCGATATGGACCTCGGCGAAGGGGACCAGTTCTGGTTCCTGAACCGGATGATACCTGACATTCAGTTCAGGGATGCGGATTCAGGTAACGAAGTCACGGTGAGCTTGAATGGTCATGACTATCCGGGCGCATCGCAGTCCGAGATTGCGAGTGCCACGGTAACGTCCAGTACGGACCAATCGTTCATCCGTGGACGGGCAAGACAGGTAGCAATGAAGGTGCAAAGTACGGGTTCAGGCTATGGATGGCGCGTAGGATATGTACGAATTGACGGAAGAACGGATGGTAGACGATGACACTTAAAACTTACCGACCACTCAACTCTGCGCCATTGGAGTATGAAGAGAGGGACGAAAGTATTTCACGCAGAACGATTGAACAAAATTTCCAAGATGTTAGTAGTGATATATATTCTGTGAAGACGCAAGACGATAAAGATGCTTCACTAGCATTACGCAAATATCAATTTTTGTTGCTTGGTGCTAGTAATGGCTGATAACTTAAAAGTATTGGGGCAATTAGCACCGAGTGCTACAACGGATACGGATCTGTATACCGTACCTGAAGACACTCAGACTACGGTCAGTTCAATTGCCGCAGTCAATCGCTCAGGCGGGGCACTAACCTTTAGGGTGGCCGTCCGTCCGAAGGGCGCATCCGTAGAGAATAAGCATTACATCTATTACGGTAAGTCTGTCGCTGCCAACGATACGGTATTTATTATTGTTGGCATAACTCTGAGTGATGATGACGTGATCAGTGTATACGCAAGTTCGGGTGATATGAGTTTCAGCATATTTGGCGTGGAGACGAGCTAGATATGACTTCGATAGCGTATGATTACGGTTTTGGCAAGCGGCGTCCTTCTCCTTCTTCACTATCCGCCGGTATTTTCGGTGCCGGACTTGGCGGACTTGGCGGACTTAGGGAACAGATGGAGCGGTTACGACAGCAGCAGATCGCCTCGGACGCAGGAGCGAAGTTCCCCGGTTTCGATCCGGCCCACGCCGGGCCTGCGATAGACGTGATGTCTCCCTCTGACAACTATGGAATTCCCATAGCTGCACCCACAGGCATAGGCAACATCGGGCGCACTTTTGACATAGGTATGGTAAGACCAATAGGCCATGAGCCTCGTCGTCGTCACCCGCGTCGCCCTCACATTCAGCGTCCATACCCTGAACCTATGGGTGGAGGAGGCGGTCAAGCACCAACCCTGACACCACAAGAATGGAAGATGACAATCACGCCAGCAGGGGGCGGGGGAAGAGGTGGTGGTGGTGGTGGCGGTATTTGGGGTGGTGGTAGAGGCGGCGGCCCTCAATTGGGTGTATTTGGTGGCGGACTTGGTGGTAGGCATTCATTGCCGATGCAGAGAAATGCTGGCGGTATAATAGGCTTGGCTGGGGGTGGACACATGCCTCCTTACGGGCTCGCTGATGGTGGTGAGGTCCCAATGGTGTACGCCAATGGCGGTTATGTTCCCGCATTCATCTTTGGTGGCTTATGGAGAGGTATCAAAAAAGGCTTCAAGAAACTTATTCCCGCCGCTGTATCATTTATTCCCGGTATAGGACCGCTAGCGTCTGCTGGTATAAGCGCACTCGGAACTAAGGTCGCAGGTGGTAGTTGGACTGATGCCCTATCAGCGGGTGCGACGGGCTATACGTTCGATAAGGCTTTAAATGCAGCAAAGGACGCTTGGAAGGAAGGTGGAATAAAAGGTCTAAGTTTTGGCGACAAGCTTGAAAATGCCCTCAAGGCTGGAGGCGGTTCAGTAAGCAAGGGACAGTTGGCAGCAATATTAAGTGCTGAGAAAGCTAGCCTAGAAGAACAGAGGGAGAGTGAAGGTCTTGATGTTGGAGCAGGCGGAGGAGGGGGAACTCGTGTGATGGGTGGCCCCAGTGCCATGCCACAAGCGGGGCAGGTAGGAACCATACATGGCCCGGTAACTACAAATACTTGGCAAAGGTTTGGGTTAGGGTCACAAGCAACACAGCCTCAACCTGCGGTTGGCCGCTTTGGCGGTGGAATGGTTCCAGAATATGACAGCCTGTACGCCAGACGACGTTTCGGTGGAATGGTTCCGGGTTATCAGGTTGGTGGCAGATTCCCACCGTTTAGGATGGGACCAGCACAGGCAATGCCAGTTCCTGCTGCTCCACCACGGCTGCCTATGGCTCCACCTGTAGCTCCGCCTATGGGACCGCCACCTAGCATGGGACCACCTATGCTTCCACCACCACCTGTTCAGCCTCCGGGAATGGCAGCTACTATGCCATATGCTCCTCCAGCTATGTTCCCGCAACCGGCTCCTGTCGCTGCGCCACCGATGGAATTGCCACCGATAATACCAGAAGCAATTCCTCCTGTCGGCGATTTTTCGGCAATAGATGAGCAGGCCAAAAAGTTGGCAAAACAGGCAAAAACTAGGGTTGAGGATGCAAGGAAAGCTGTTACTAAAGAGAAGGGATCAGAAGAAAAAGAGATAGCCGAGATAGAAGCTCTTCAGGCAGAACAACAAGCCGATGAGGCTGATCAAGTTGTTGAGCAACAAAAATTAATGCAAGAAGTCGCGGAAGCTGCGCCGGAAACAGTAGCGGCTGCGCCGCCACCAGTGCCACAAGCACCAGTGGCTCCGCCCCCGCCTGCTGCTCCAGTAGTAGCTCCTCCGGCTCCAATGCCTCCGGCTCCGCCAGTTGCGGCTCCTCCGGCTCCAATGCCAGTTGCTCCACCAGTTGCTCCACCGCCTGCGGCACCTCCCATTGAGCCTCCACCTCCGGCCCCTGTATTGCCTCCAGTAGAAGCGGCACCACCGGGACCGGGATTAGAGGAAATGGCTGATGTTATACCAGACACAATGGCCGCAGTACCTCCGCAAATGCCACCTATGGACCTTCCGCCAGCGGGTGGTGCCCCTCCAGTGCCGCCTCCGGCTATACCTCCACCGCCCATGGCAGCGCCACCAATGGCTGGTCCACCTGCTCCACCGATGGCACCGCCAATGCCACCTCCGGGTGTGGAGCCTCCGATGGGACCTCCATCGGCACCTACCGTTAGCGGATTTCCGGGCTTAACGCGAGATATGCTGGCGAGCATACCCTCCTCGATTCCAAGCCCCCTTGAACGTGAACGTCGTAGGGCGGCGATGGCAGGCGAAACACCTCCGGGTGGTGGCCCTCAAGTGACGCCCATGGCTGGTCCGCCACCAATGGGACCACCACCTCCGGGTATGGATATAGATGATATTTCCGATGTTGTTCCAGAAACGGCAGCAGCAGCACCTCTACCACCTCCACCACCGCCCATGATGGGAATTGACCCAATGAGCATGGGACTGGGGCTGGACATGACTGATGAGGACTTTGACAGGGGCGGACCCGGAGAAACAGGAGATCCCGACTTAGCTAGTACACGAATACCGAGGGGCACACAAAGAGGAGGAGGCCGTAGAGGAGGGGGGCGTAGAGGAGGAGGAAGAGGCGGACGTAGGCCAACGACTCCGACCCAACCGGCAACAACTCAGCCGCCTGCTGCCCCTGCACCGCCGCCGCCTCCACCACCGAGTCTTGGGTTGTTCGACGAGAGAAGGCAGCCAGCACAGACTCAGGGGCCGACAATATTCGGGCCGGGATTTGATCCCGCCAATATGCCCGTAACAGCGGCTGACTTCAGGAGGTCTGGCGTTCCGGGATCTGGTGCTACTGCGGATATGTTACAGCGAATGAACCAGAGACCTCGCGTTGAAAGTTATGCGCCACCCATCAGGAGGGCAGAAGGTGGTGCTATAGACGCTGGATTAATGGGTCAGGTCGAGGCAGCAGTCAGAAAGGCGTTGATGTCTCCAAACGATCCGGGCAGTGCTGAAATTATTCAGGGATATATAGAAGCCTTTGGCGAAGAAGAGTTATTGAAACTAGCAGAGGGATTGGCACCACCTACTCAGCAGGCAATGCCGCCTATGCAGGTACCCCAGCAGTTAGGAAGGCCGGAAATGCCCATGCAAGAAGGCGGACTACTGACAGGTGAGGGCGACGGCATGGCAGATGACGTTCTTGTTACAGCCGATACTGGTACCCCTGAAGCGCAGCCAGTAGCTCTCAGCAAGGGCGAATTTATCGTGGCTGCCGACGTGGTCAGTGGGCTAGGTAATGGAAATACGGATGAGGGTGCCGCAATACTAGAACAAATGCAGGACGAGGTAAGGATGGGACGGACGGGCTCACCACAACAGCCTCCTCCTCTCGACTTACAGGAAGTTTTGCCGGAACCATATGGTGAAGAATATGCGTAAGAAACATCGTTATCGGGGTGGGGGAAAAGTAGGGGTAGGTACAGAAATACTGAAGTCCGTTGTTTCCCAAGAAACTCCTATAAATAGAAATTTAATCAAGGGCAAGGTTAAGAGGGAGCTTAGAAGAAATGGAGACCAAAGACATTCTCTGGATTGGGCAGAATCAGTCGAGAGAGACTACTACGGAGGGGACTCTCCCTTGAGAGAGATGGGAATAGGTCAACAGCCATTTAACCTGACAAGACTATTATTAAACCGTGATACGCTTAGCCCACTCTCGCCAGAGGATCAGCAGAGGCAGAGAGACATTGATCGACGTATTGGGGGCCGCATAAAAACAGCGTTGGAACGCATGGCTAGGGAAGGGCCGAGTGCAGGAATAACGGCTCTGGTTGGCAAACCTACTCTGGATAGGATAGGGGTAGCCGTGGAGGATAGATTGCGGCCAGCCGCCCGCCGTGGCTGGGATAAAGGAGGGGAAGTGTTTGGGGCTCTTGAAGACAAACTTATAAGAGGGGTGAGAGGTTTACTCGGTCCGAGAGACAGGCAATCCTCGGTTTATGAATCCATAGCAATGGGTCGTGCTGCGGGTGGCAAGATTCCGGGCTATCAGTTCGGAGGTCAGTGGGGTGGTAGTAAGGGAATGCAACCGGGTGGTGGCGGAGGTCAGTGGGGTGGCGGAATGCAGCAGCCCATGGGAGCCCCTCCGGGCGGCTTTGGAAAACAGCCACTTATGGGTGGTCCTGCCGCACCGGGTGGTGGTGGATGGGGTGGAGGAATGCAGCAGCCTAGCGGGATGATGATGGCGCAACCGGGTGGTCCGGGTGGTGGCCCTCAGTCGGGTAGACCACCGGCCCCGCAATGGGGTGGTGGTAGATTCGATCCATGGACTCCCGCTACTGCTGCTGGTACGGGATCACGATCCGATCCATTCTTGAATGATCCGGCGGGACTTGCTCAGTATCAACAGCAGCAAGGCGGCGTGCCGGGCGGTCCAGATACTGGACCACCGGGTAGTCCGGGTGGTGGAGGGCAACCTTCTCCGGGTCAACCGCAAACTGCGGCTCCTCCACGGTATCAGTCTCAAGCGGTATCACCAAACTACGCAAGGCCCGCCGCATATTCTGGATATGGCGGCCCAAGCGACTTCTTTTCTACCCAATCATTTGTTTCACCGGAGGTGGCAGGAGACTGGGCGGCTATTAAATCAGGCATTATGGAAGCTGGCACAAGGCCGTATGAAGCGTATCAGGGTCCATTTATTGCAGCACCCACCGAATTAGAGGCGGCTGCTCAGGCTGGTTATGGTGCATTTGGAAAGGGTGCAGGTCCACAAGCAACACTTCAAGCTGAACAGACAATGCGTGATGCAGCACGAGGAGTTGGCAGTCTTGCACCAGAACAGGCCGCGATGGCAAGAAAGTTTGGTGCTTACGCACCATTGGCACAGGAACAGGCGCAGGCTGCTGCTGCTGGCATGACTGAAGCTGGCGCAGAAGCTGCAGCAAGAGCCAGAAGTATAGGCGAACAGGCCGCTACTCCAGAAATGCAGAGAGAAGCAGGTGCCTTGGACCCATACGTTTCACAATACACTGAAGGCGTACTCGATCCTCAGATACAGGCAATACGAGACGAGGCGGCGCGTCAAAGGGCGGAGGTAGCTTCCCAGACCGCAATGGGCGGGACGGGAGGATATCGTCGAGCTATAGAAGAGGGGATGATAGGCCAGCAAACAACCCAGCAGATAGCCGACGTTACCGGAAAGGCTTACGCAGATGCACAGCGTGAAGCCAGAGCAGCGTTTGAATCGGACAGGGCAGCACAATTTGCTGGCACTGGACAACAGTTGACGGCAGAGCAACAGGCAGCATCACAGCAAGCAGCCCAGCAAGCGGCAGCGGCTGGTATGCAGCAACAGGGCTTTGGCACTATGTCTGACCTATGGAGAGGCCAACAGGGAGCCCTTGGCGGTGAAGCAGGGCTATATGGACAGTTGGCTGGTATAGGTGGTCAACAGGCAACACTGGGCGGCCAGCAACAGGCACAGCAGCTAGAAAGACTGCGGACAATGGGTGCGGCTGGCGAGAAGGAAGCCAGACGTATACAGGCTGGATACGATACTGCGAGAGAAGAATGGCAAAAGGCCAAGGACGATCCTGAGAAACGTCTCGATTGGATGAGAAGACAGATGAGCGGCCTGCCTTACCAGAATATCACGCATCAGGCAAGATATAATCCGATGCTTTCTTCTGGAGAAAGGGCACTCGGTGCCGGTATTGCAGGAGCAGGAATGTGGGCGGCACAGAATCAGCCCGTAGAAACAACGGGGGGAAGACATGGTTTCTCTTTAGCGGGTTTGGGCAGAGACCTATTCCCCAGTGGTCCACCCGGACAGCAGCCGGAGACAACTAGCCCACGAACAGGGGCAGTATTCCCTCAGGGGCACCCACAGGCTGGACAACCTGACCCTCATGGATATGGCGCGTATTATCGATATCAACAGCAGCAGGAAGCAGCAGCAGCAGCAGCAGAAGCGGCAGCCCAGCGCGAAGCAAAGTTTTTCGGAGGATAACGCAGCGTCCGGGGAAAGTGACCACATAAGTGATTGATAGATGAATATAATTCAGCAACAACGATACCTAGAAAATCTTTCTGATCCCGAGCTTACGGCTCTTGGCACTCAGGGTGGTAACGAAGAGATTGATTCCTATCCGATCACCCTAGAGATGAGTCGTAGGTCAAAGGTTCGTGCAGATGACGAAGCAAGGCGTGCCCAGCACGAGGCAGCGAACCCGCCCACGGTAGACGATAAGGTAAAACAGGAGTTTGCTGGTATCACTGGCGCAGATCCATCAATGGGCGCAGGGATGCCTCCCGACCAGATGGAGATGGCCGATCTTCAGCGGGGCATAGCCACGCAAGAGATGGGTCCACAGTCTCCCATGGGTCCACAGCCCCCAATGATGGCGGCATCTGGCGGCCTGATACCGGGCTATTATCATGGCGGCTCTCATCCAACCGAAGAAGAAATTGAAGAAGCAGGGAGAGGTTTCGGAGGGGATTCGGGTCTGACGGCGGTGGAGAGGCTTTATGCGGCGGTTCCGGGGGCTAGGGAAGAAGCGGAATCACTTCTGCGTGGTGAATCGGAAGCTCATCGAGAATGGATAAGGGGACGAGGGGACTTGGACCCTGTCGAGCTAGGAGACTATAGGGGTCGTCAGGAACCCGTGCCTCGACGAACCGGCCCACATGACGTTGGACCTGAACAAGCTAGGAGGCGTAATAGAGAAGCACTGGCAGCACAAAACCGTCAGATACGGTTTGCCGAGAGGATCAGGGACGCCGAGAGCGATGAAGAGGTTTCGTGGCTGGTGCAACGAAGGGATGCGGGCGCAGATCCAGACGAGGTTCCTCAATTCGATCCGGTCGCACATGCCCTACAAGCAGGCTTCGATGTTCCGACGGAAGAGGAACGAGCAGCACAGCAAGCGGAAGAGGGCCGTGCTTCGCTTGTGGAGAGGCTTAGTGGATTTGAACTTCTCCCTGCAACAACAGGCTCAGGGGTTAGAAGAGCTAGTTGGTCCGGGGTTCCTAGCGGCAATATAGAAGAGGGACGGGAGCTAATTCAGGGTACCAGAGACCTGCTGACCACAAGAACCGCAGAAGACATAGCTGCGGAAAAACACAGAGAGGCATCCGCATTGGCTACAAGGTTGGGCCACGAAGAACTGTACGGTACTCGCATGGAAAGACTAGCAGAGCTTGATGAGCAAATGTTGACGGGCGAAGAGATAGATAGCCTGAGAACAGCCAGACTCTTTGGAGACCTGTCTTCATTGGTGCTGGACACTAGCAGAGATCCTGACAAATACAAGAATGTCATAACTGGCATAACCACTCGTGACAAGACAATTCGTGAGGATATTGCAACGCAGACTAAGGAAATCGCCGACCTGTTAGATAAGGGCATGATAGACTACAACACCGCGCAAGAGGCATATCGTAATGTTGAGACGAAACGCCTACAGGATATTGCGAACTTGCCACGAACAGAGGCAATAAATCTCATGAAGTCGGAAATTGACTTGCTTAAAGAAAGGCATCGTGGCGCGGTCGATCTGGAATCGGCCCGAATAGATTATGAGGCCGCACTTGGGGCGGCAGAAATCCAAGCGGAGAATTATCGGCATGATCCGGCGATGCAAGAAGTGATTGAAAACCTCGTTAATGACGCAAGGTTATATGCTCCCGGTGACAGGTTCGCTAAGGAGGGATCGCCGGAGAGAACAGCGTATGATAACTACCAAACGAGGCTGCGTAAAATAATGGAGAGGTACTATATGGGTCCAAGCGGAATAATACCTACTGCAGTAGAAGGGCGATTTGGCTTGCCCATAGCGACAGCAAAATGGACCGAAGGAAGGGGTGGCGTCAGTGGTGGGGCTGGATTTGAGGAACAGCTATCGGTTTACGTCAATGAGCTTGGGCAACTTAGTGACCAAGAGCTTGTACGTAGACTAATGGAGGACGCTTCAGAACTCGACGAAATGCAGTTACGTCGGACTTTGACCGAACTTCCCGAAGAGAGACGCAACATGGTTCTGGCAGAGTTTGCAAAGGAACAGCCAGAGTAACATCCATAACATAAGACATTATAAATTGTGGAAACAATTACCTTATCTGACGGCAGGGTTGTGCGAATACCGCCGGGCATGTCCCCAGAGGAACGTGCCCGGTTTATTCGTAGGGTAACTGGGTCCAGTTCTCCTCCTCCCGACCAAGAAGAATCTTCAGGATTTCCTACAAGAGGATTTCCTACAAGAGGATTCTCTCCCCAAGAAGAGTCTTCAGGATTCCCTACGCAGGGATTCCCTACGCGGGGATTCCCTACGCGGCAGGAATCTTCCGGGTTCCCGACACGAGGGTTCCCGACACGAGGGGACGATGCCGCACGGACGGGCCGAGATAGGACTGGCATTGCCTCGTTAGGTATAGAAGACCCAGTCCCAGAGAAAGAGGGCACACTTCTCGGATCTGCTTTTGAGGCCGTAAAAGCCTTCCCACGAGGAGCGAAACAGTTCGCGCTCATGGCCGAACAGGGACTCCTCGGACTTGCTACGCCCGACAAGGATACGGCTCGCGAAAAGCAACTGAGAAAGAAACTACAAGACCTCTACGACGAAATCGATCCGGTGTACCGGGACGCCAACCTACCACAACTAGCCATGGGACTGGGTCAGGTAGCGGCCATGGCAGGAACCGCCTTCATTCCCTATGTAGGTCCATACGCGGCCTATGGGGGCGCGATGCTCATGGGCGCAGGCCAACAGGCCGGAATGGTCGCTGACTACGAGGAGCGTACCGGAAGGGATGTCGGCAAGGGCACGGAAGTGGCGGCTCTCTTGGGCGGTCTTGGTCTAGGGTGGACTGAAATGATGCCCGTCAGCAGGCTCGCAGGGAGATTCGGCCCGGATGCAATTGAGAAGGGCATCGATATGACAACTGGCAAGATGTTCCAGTCTGCTGCCCAGCAAGCTACCGAGGAAGCCATTCAGGAAGGTGGCGCAGGGTTCCTCCAGTCTGTGCTAGCCAAGGTTCTCTACGACGAAGACGCTTTGGAAAATGCTGGCACCGAAGCCCTGAAGGAAGCCATCATTGGCGGTGAGGTTGGTGCCGTTGCCGATATCATAGCTTCCATGTATGTGCGATCTGCTGCCGGTATCAGGGTACGAGGCGGGAAATATCAGGCGCGTGTAGAAGCTGGCAAATCATTTACACATGCTCTCGAAACCGGCAAATACACTGCCGACGAAGTCGATAACATGGTTACCGGCCCGGACTTCGCTGCTATTGAGGAACGCTACAATAAGGGAGAGATCACTGAGGACCAATATAACGAGGAAAAGGCGCACGCCGAGGAACAAGAGAAAATCCGGCAACAGGTACTCACGGGCAACGACACGGATATCGATAAGCGGGCTAGCGAGATACACGCCGAACAGAAAAATAAGATTGATCAACTACGCGATGATCGATTGAAGCGGTTAAGCAAGCGTAAATTAAAGACAAAGAATCAACGCGAAGCAGCGGAAAAGAAAATTGAAGAGCAACATGAATCAGACAGCGCACAACTTGCAGATGAACTGGTAAACTACGGCAGGGAGATGATCAGGTATCGAGAGGCCCTGAAGATGGTCGAGAATGGGACTTGGAATGGTACAATGCCCGCCGTTCTCGAAGAGCAAGACAATGCTGAGGCTCAGGCCGAACTCGACGAGTTGGATTTGGAAGTCCTCACCTCTGACATGGTCAATGAGGAGATTGCCAAGGTCGATAAGAAGATTGCCGAGAAGGCAGATCCTGAACTAATTGAATATAAGAAAAAACTTGAGACACTCTTGGTAAGCGTTCAGGCGCAGGAGCGAGCTATCGAGTCTGCCGGACAGCCTGCTCTCGGTATAGAACATCTTTCTTCACCACCCACATATAAACTGGGAGCGGTATGGGAGCATATCACCGCTCGTTTCAAAGGCCCCAAAAATAGAGACGGAGTCATTGAAGAGATTGCTGCCGAGGTTGATCCAGACGGAGAGAATCTTAAAGCTCTGGAAGAAAAGCTGGATGGATTGGAAGAATTGGAAGAAAGGATAGACGAGAACAAGTACGAGCAGAACCTCCTCCGCACGGAGGAAATGAAATTAGAACTCGAACGTCTGGCGCTCCTCGACTACCACGAAGGCCGTTATGTTGATGCCAAGGCACGCCTCGATGAGTACCGTCGGAGGTACCCAGAGAAGGAATCGTCCAAGAAGAGGGCCGAAGCAAGACAACAAGCTCAGGACGGGGAACTGTCGCCGGAAGCCTTAGAGCAATTGCGTGAAGAGGCGGAACAGAAGCAAGCAGCCGTGTCCGAAAAAATGCAGATCCTCAAAGAAAAGGAAGCAGCGTTACTCGAAGAAACCAAATACAAGAAGCCTGCGGGCGTGCATCTGGAATACGAAGGTCGGGGAATTGAGTACAGTAGAACCCCGATGACCGAAACCGTTTCCGGGCAAGAAGGCGTTAATCTGCAAAAAGTGGCGTTGGAATTACAGATAGAAAATAAGGGTGTCGATAGAGCCGAGATAGAACAAAGGCTCGCTAATCTGGAGAATGATCAGGAATCGCCAGAGCTTATTGCTGACCGGATAGGTGCGACACCGGAACAGGCTGCCCTTATCGCAGAATTGAGCGGTAGACCACGGGACACTGACATGTCCATCGGGGAAGTTGAGAATACGGTTAAGTCCTTGTTAGATGCCAAGAATGCAAGTAGTGCCTTGGATCAAATTATAAACATTAGATCCATTCCCGAAACCGATAGGAAGCTGGAGGACAGTAAGTCACAGGACAAGCCTGTACGAAGGGACAGGGTTTATGCCGGGCCTTGGACCACGGTACTTGCCGAACCGGCATTCAAAAAAGTAAAAGAGATTTACGATAACCTTGTCAAGGCGGGTAAGCCGGTGGACGTAGAGCTTATCAAGGCAACGCTTGAGGCAAAGAACTACGACGTACCCAAGAACCCGACCCGAACAAAAGCCTTCCAACGGGTGATGAATGATGCGGTCGGCAATGATCTTTCGTGGAGCAATCTGAGTGACGCTCAGAAGATGACAGTTTTTGAGCGCGTTCTTGGCTCCCAACAACAACAAGATAAAAGTCCTATAGGCAGGGAGAATTTACTAAGACGCAAAGAACTCAGGAGACTACAAAAACAAGAGGGAGCTATTCCTAAATCGCCTCATGAAAGCAAGCAGGATGTTGATAATCTGGTCGTGGCAGGCAAGACCATCAAGGAATGGAGAAATATAGCAATAAAATATATCAAGGAGGCCGGGCTTCCCAACGAAACAGAAATAGTTTTCGAGATAGAACAAAATGCTGAACTTCTTGGAAAGCAAGTTGAGGATGTCACCTTCTTGGGTGCCTTTGAGATGGAGACGGACCCGAAAACGGGCAATGTAGTAATGGAGAACGGCAGGCCCAAGCTCAAGTTGGATAAGAATAACAAGCCAATATATAGGCCAGCCTATACGAACGGCGCAGTTTCCTCTCTACAGAATTACGGCAATCAGATCACATTCAATCTTTCACAGATCGCACGAGAGTTTGGCAAGATTACTGATGCCAATATTGATGACCTCATGAAACATGCCGTGGCACATGAGGGTGCCCATATCCACATACTCAAAAACATGAAGGTATGGGAACGAAAGGCCCTAGAGAAATTCGGCCACACCAAGGTTCCCGTAGAAGTTGACCCGGACGCCGCTGCCGAGGGCCTTACTTGGCGCGAATGGGTGAGGGATGTACAGGGATATCAAGATAAAACGGATGCCGACCTTACAGAAGAGACTTCCGTACACATCTTGGACGCACTCGCTCAGGGCAAGATCCCGGCGGCAAAATCTGTTGGGGCGATAGGCAAGATCAAGCGTGAGTTGAGGGGACGATTCAAGGCAATGGCCGGGGCTGCACAAGATACCGATATCCTTCCCGTCATAAGAGTTTTCGAGAAGATCCAGAACAGGGAACTGGTTGATCGCAGGGAGCGGGAGGGCAGGCTGGAGCGCAAGGCAGCAGACCTTCAGCTTATTGATCGTGCCAAGCCTGAAGACGTGAAAGAGTTAATTCGGGCAATCAAGACAAAAGACAGGGATAAGATAGAAGAGGTTGCCGACAGAATCGTTATGTCGAGAGTTGACGCTGCCGAGGAATCACAGAAAAAACCCACGGAATCTCTTCTAGATTCTCTTATCAACGACTTCAGGGCACGGGCAGATATCGACGGTACACCAAAAACGTCCTTGTCGGTACTCAATTTGGCTGCACTAGAGGACGGCAATGTTGGGCCAGCCGCCCTTGACGCCTATTTCAGGATAAAGGACGGTCGAGCCCTCGCCTACCGTATGCCAGTATCACCGAGAGATCTCCGCAGTTTCCGGTTTGGTCATAATAGCTCTGTCATGTCAGAGAAAGAAGAGTTGTTGCTACAGGAATTTGCTGACATGGGGATCATAACGGCGGAACTAGATCCCGGAGGCAAGCAAGTTATAGACGGAATGACTCTCCAAGACCCTGACGGCAATACAATAGAAAATGGTGCCCAATTAGAGGAAGCCATCACGCGCACCAAAAAAGAGATGCTCAGGGGCCGCCTTATGGACAAGCGTATTTTCCAGTGGCTGTCGAGCAAGAAGTCGTATGACAAGGAAGTCAAGCGTTACGGTACCACGCTAGGCGTACTTGCCGAGAATTCGGCGATAGCGGCATGGCGATTTGCTGACAATGCATTGAACTTTATTCCCGGCATTATGAAATACGGGATGATCAGCTATGTCAAAGGCGGCTTCCAGCACGTCCCACTCACAAGAGAGGGAAGGGCCGTAAAGGGTCTTAACGAGATATTCAAAACCATTGTTGAGATTGATGGACCCGGCAGGAAATGGCCGTGGGGCGAGATAAAGGTTGGTGATGCCCAAAGAATGGTCATGACCTATATGACAATGCGTCGAGTGGAAGGAATCCAAACCGCAATGAGATCGGCGCACAATGATCTCATCATGGCCCGAAGAGAGAACCAAGCCGATCTCGCTCTCGATCTTGAAACGAGGATAAGGGAACTGAACGCCCTGTACGAAAGGGCAAACCCTCGTAAGAAGGGCAAAAAATGGCCGGAAGAAGAACGTAATACAAGAAGACTCAAGGACGGCACCCTAAAGGGTAGTTTTTACGACGTTGTAGTAGGAAAGGTACATCAGTCTGAAACAACAGATGTGTTAGACAAGGGGTATAATGAGGTAGCTGCTACAATAGATCGGGTTAACCGGGAGGCCGGAGATGGAGATAAACCATCACTTGCTGCCCTGAAATTTGAACGGGAATATGCTGATTTCAATTGGCACCTGATCCAGTTTGCACATGACGCCGGGCTGGTTTCCGAATCGCGCAAGGATTTCATGCAGTCAATGCCCTATATCCCATTCTATGTGAAAGAAGACCCGGTTGATCCCGAAGGCAAAAAACATCCAGACGCACTGGCGAGTGACGGCACATTGGTCAACATAAATAATGAAGAGTACCAGAAGAGAGAGCAGGAGAAGAAGGACGCAGAGACGGCGTATGACAACCATGGAGGAGAGCCGGTAAGAGGCGACCCCCTTATCGATAAATATCTCGATGGCAGCTTCCACGAGATTAATGACAACCTAATTTTTAATGTAACCAAGAATGTGCGGACCATTCTTGAACAATCAATGGAAAACATTGCGGCAAGCCGGACAATGCGTGACGAGGTTAATTCCGGTACCGCCATTAGATTAGCCGTCGTTCCTGCATGGAAGCGCAGGAGATACAACGCTCTCAAGAAGCGTATAGATGACGCGATGGGGCAAAAACAGATTACAGAAGAATCTCAGCATCCAAGCTATAGTGAAGTGCAAGAGCTTAAAGCAGAGATTGATGCTATCGAGAAAATAAGGAGAAGGCAGAAAAAGATTGCCGAGGCCAAGGGCTGGGATACATCACTCATTGTCAAGACCAAGGGGATTACCGAGAGTACATATAAAGCTGACTTGGCTAAGGTCAGGGAACGTCTGCCGAACGCAACCCGCGAAGAATTAGAAGATATCTTGCAAGACCATAAGAAATTGGAGGCGAACGAAATCAAGCTCGAAACCAATATCCTTGAAAATGGCTCCGAGCAAGAATATCTGGTTGCGGACGCTATGCTGGCGAAATCAGCAATGTCCGTAGCCTTGAGTCCCCGTCAAATGATAGAGGACTTTTTCGGGAAGATACCCGTCCTTGGCGAGAGCGAAAGACTTAACAGGGGTCTCTCCAGAATTGTTGTCGGATCTTCGACATTGTTGCGTGAGTTGGTAACTCGATCACCGGCATTCCAGTTAAAGAACATCATAAGGGACAGTATGCAGGCTTCCGTCACGTTCGGTGGCGGAATGGAGTTGATATTCAAGACACTACAAAATGTCATTGATCCCGATATTGTAGAGAAGGCGGAAAAACGAGGACTAGGAATCGGTGTTGACTGGTCACCCGACCCGTCAAGATCGACGGCAACGACCGTCAAGATGCTTTCAAAGGGCGAGATGAAATGGTCAAGTCCCATAGATATTACTTTACTGGCATGGGACGCTTTGGGCCGCATGTCAAAACAGTCCGAGGTGGCTACCCGCATGGCCGTCTACGATACGGTAATGGCACAAACAGATGGCAATGCGGCGCAGGCAACATTGGAGGCCATGGAGATTATCAACTATGGCCGTCGTGGGTCCAACCCGTTGTTCAGTATCATAACATCCATGGCACCATTCCTGAATGGCCGAATCCAAGGTCTTGATGTCATGGCCCGAACACATTTGGGTGCCTATGATGCGCCCGGTATATTGTCGAACGAAAAAAGAATTCGCCCGGACTCAGGGTTGCATCAAGCGAGACGTGCGGGCGTTGTACTCGGAAGAGGCTTGTTTATCTCAAGTATGACACTTCTCTATTACATGGCTATGCATGACGAGGAGGAATACAAGAACGCCAGAGAGGACATGAAAAATGATTGGTGGCTTATACCTCTCGGAGATGGGATGCCGGGCGTCAAGATCCCGATTCCGTTTGAAGTAGGTGTTCTGTATAAGACGATCCCTGAACAGATAGCCCGTGCTATTGTGGAAGAAGAACATGATTTCAGGGATGTAAGGGGTGAAGTAAAGCGTCAAGTACAGGCATCCCTCAGTCTCGACTTGAGACCCCAGATCATACGTCCCGTGTGGGACGCAATGAACAACAGGGACGTATTCCAACGAGACAGGATCGTACCATCATGGATGTCGGAAAGTGTATCTGCCCCTGAACAGTTCAATCCATACACCAGTTATCTTAGCAAGAAACTGTCCGGTGGCATCAACAAGATTCCACTCGTCAGGAATGCGGATTTTCTTACATCGCCAATGAAACTGGAATACATGCTACGCCAATACTTTGGAACGATAGGGGCGTATGGGCTGGCAACAGCAGATCGTATTGCCGCCGAATTTCACGACGATAATATCGTAGGAACGGCAGCCGACTTCCCGATCCCGTTGATTGGTGAGATAGTTGGCTTGTCTCCCCTTGATAGACGAGGGCGCGAGTCGGGTTTCAATACCCAAACGCTTGTCAATACCCCTATGCTTGGCGACCTTTTATTTGATCCCGCAAGGGGCGGTGGCTACCAAGAAGACTTTTACGAAATGCTGGAAGATGTTAATAAAATTGTAACCACATTAGGCCAGATCGAGAAGAGGCGTCGTTACGGACCAGAGGGCAAGGCGCAAGAATACGAGGAAAAACACGAAGAGTATTTACGCCATAAGGACCGCTTGAGTCATATGAAGAGATTCATGGACGAATGGCGAGAGGACCGTGATGACTTGCTTGAAAGGCGCGACCTCTCTGAAAAAGGCAAGCGAAGCATGTTGTACCGAATGATTGAAACACGGGACGACCACTTGCGGGAAATGCTGGATATAATGGCAGACATCAGAGAAGACAGAGATTTAATAGAACAGGTGTTAGGCGAGAGGCCGTAGATGGCTATCAAGGAAATACTCACGGACGAACGTGGGAGCCTGAGTGCAGCCAGAACCCTGTTGACCGCATCGCTAATATTTATCGGTGTAATTATCGTACTTGACTCCATCGTTTGGGACGTACCCGAACCTGCCTACGTTCTTATGGGCAGCTTGGCGGTTGGATTGTTGGCATGGGCTGGCGG